CCTGATCTGGATAATCTGCGTCTACNTGNGTAACTGAAGTAGCAAATCCTGTCCAAGTGATCTGAGCGATACCATCAATATCAAAGTCAATTGAAGCTGATGTAATACACATATTAGCCAATTCGTACGTTAATGATGAATCAGAAAAAGCGAACCAACCAGTAAACTTAAGTAGCTGGTTATGCTCTGAGTCTTCAAAATCAATAGTCATATCTGTTGTGTCACAAGCGATACCACCTGTAGAGGTATTATTAGTTTGTGTATTAGATACTAAAGCGTTCCAAAGTAACTTCTCAGTTGCTGAGTGCTTATCTGAATCTGCGCTGTCTGTAAAAGGACGCATGTAAGTAGTAAAACTCCAATCAACGGGCTCTAAAGATGTATTGAAGATCTTTTGACCACGTTTAGGTGTTGCACCTGCTTCGTTTAGAGTTACATTCTGTGTACCAGTTGCCTGTGAGAATGAAAATCCGTCTAGAATTGGAATCTCGAAAGTATCCGAATCTGATGGGTTAGTACCATTACCTACCCAAGTTGATGTTCCTGCTGCCACGTATGACGCATAGAACGTTGCATTTCTGCTTAAAGATAAAGCCATTTTAGCTCTCCTGTATTTTTAACTTGTCATTAACGGGTTATTCGACTATTGTCTATTTACCGTTGTAGACTATATTTGATACCTTACTTCTAAGGTAATCTCACCTACTCCATATGGAGCAAGTAATCCTTCGTCAGTTGCGATACTTAATATCGTCATCTGCTCAGTCTGTTTACCAGTATCATATGTTAATACATTATTAGCATCGATCTGGGTTTCAATATCGTATAGAACTTTCTCAAGTTCATCTAACGGCTCTTCGCCGTACACATACATTCGTATGTTTAGCCCTAGCATGCCCCACTTGAAGCCGCCGGGTAAATATTCTCTTACTTCGTTACCTGCTACTACTGATACATATGGGAAGTCGTTTACTTCATCCCAGAAGATAAGTTTATTAGTAACATTATTAGATAAGTTGCTACTAAAAGAGCCGGAGCCGTCAATAAGTTTTAACTTAGTAATAAGTGCATTCACTATTGCTGAACGTGCTTTACCTGCCATTATACTCTCCTTGATTTAATATTTAGTTTACGATGAACTAATTTTTGTGCTATTTCTCTAATAGACTTATGAATTAATAATCTAGGGTCTCTTCGTGTTGACCCTTGTTTGAATCCTCTTTCAAAAGTCTGATAAGGATACTTCATATAATTATAAAAAGCAGTCAATGACCCTTGTCTAGTTTGCGTAACATTTGTAATAGTAACCGATTCTGCAAATCGTCCTGTTCTATTTACTAGTGAACCGCCTTCCCCCATATTCTCTTTAACTTTTTCAGTTATCTGAGATTGGATTATGTTTTGTATCGCTGCGGGTGAAGTGAACCTACCCCTGGTGTCCCTGATTCTAGGTAGAGTGGTAGGTAGAGGCTTCTTCCCTTTCTTAATTTTGGATTTTATAGAATGAGATGCTTTAGTAGTTTTAACTTGGTCTTTGATCTTTTTCTTGCCAATTATAGCAGTGTCCAACGCCTTATCCACCCAATTGAGCATAGAAGGAGATCCCCCCACCTCTAGATAAGCCCCTGGGTTGTCAATTACAGTCTGTACAAAAGATGCTATAGCATTTTTTATTTGCTTTTCTTTTTGACCTTCTGATAAGTTAGACTTCCCCCACTGTAGCTCTATATTTAGTGTGTACGTCTTCTTTAAGGCACTTCTAGCTGTAAAGGCATCATCAGCTTTTAATTTTAAGTCTATTTTACCTAAGATACGATCTACCTCTAAAGAGATAGCCTCCATTTCTGTAATCATTGCTTCCGCGTTTACACCAGCTTTTTTTGCCCCTTTACTCATTAGTTTCTTCGTTGCTTTCATACTACGGTGTGTAACTACTGCAACGCCGCCTGCTGCTCCATGCCCTAAGTGTATATTCTCTCCAAAATCTTTTAATTTACTACCGGAACTTAGGTCCTTTAGTGTATTTTTGTATAAGTTCTTCTTCCAATTGTAGAAGGATTTATAAGGGTTAGCTACGGGTCTAGGGTTTAATTTGGTTTTCTTTGAAGAAGCCACCCACACACTCCCTCCCTCATTACTAGACTCGTTTTCTATGAATCTGTGTTTCAGTAGGGAACCCTCAATCTCTGTAATTGCTTCATCGGCTTCATCCTTTGTAAGGGATAACTTGCCCCTTAGTAGTGTAGATAATTCAGCCCTATTCAAGGTTAGACGGTGGGTTACTCCTTCTAAAGAATCTCTAAGGTCGTTTTCGAATATTTTTACAATATTACGTTTAAGAAAGTTGGATAGTGCGTCTGCGCTCATTAGCTAATATGCCTATAATGCTCCAAGATACGTTTTATGTGTGGGGGGAATTCAGAGTGAAGCGACTGGCTGCGTGAGATATTTTTAATATCCGAGCCTGGCATAGACTTTGCTGGAGTTGATTCTTTCTTCATATAGTATGTAGTAAGATCATAGCAAGCTAGCTTTAGTTCATCTGGTATAGAAGAGTAACCACCTTTGTATACTAATTTAACTGATTTAGGTCCTGTAGGAAAACTAGAAACTTTCATAATTTCTTGTCCTTCAGCATCTAACTCATAATCTCTTGGTGCAGTCCAGAATTCTCCAGCTGCTTCACAAGTTGATTGAGTAGTATAAGATGAACTGCTACATTCACCTGTCCATCTCTCAGCACTAAAAGTCCAGCTATTAGTGCTTGTATGGCCTGTGGTCGCTGCAAATGTTACAGCTATGTCACCCTCTAAAGTTTGACTAGAACCTGTTATTGCTACGCTTGTTTCTTTCCAATTATTCCCTCCATCACGAGACCATTTAAAGGTATCTGGAGTTCCTGTACTGTCAATTTGTACTTTATAGCTACGTCCAATTTCACCTGACGACGTATTTGCGTTGTATCCAGTGATTGTTAGATCATTTAAGCCTGCCCCAGTAAAGGAGTCATTATTAATACAAGTCGATTCAGTAGTTTTAGTAGAAAGAGTACATTGAGCAGTACCTGATTCTAAAAGATAGTAATTGTTACTATCGGCGTGGTTGGTTTCGACGGTTGTTTTATCCGTCTTAGAGCTTGAACGCTCTAATAGTTGTACAACTTCCACGATTGGAAGTTCTACAGGGAAGATAGAAGTTTCGCCACCGGTAGTGTCGAAGTACTCTGTCTTTGCTGTGGAATAGTAATCAATAAAATTACGCCCACAGTACGTTCTTATAAGTGCAGAAACTTGGGTCCTCAGAAGGTTAATTTCTGAATCCCTGTTAGTACTAGAGATACCNGCNTATGCNTTGTACTCACTAACTGTATATAAATCTGCCATTATATGTCCTTAAAAATTCTTTGCCCTAAGGCTTGGTTTTTATAAACAAACTTNTCAATTCATTTATAAAAACCAGAGGGGCGNACCCCTCCAGTTTTATTTCAACTATACTTAGTTTACAACTCTATTAAGAATCTGCGTACTTAAGTAGGCACATTGACCCTCGCGTGGCTGCAGCACCATTCGTATCTTTAGCAATAAAGCCCATTCTACGAGTAGCAACGATAGCTTTAGACTGTGCAACGACATCGTCTGCAGTCTGAACAGTTAAGTTACGGTAGTTACCAACAATGTAGTTACTAGGGTTAACTAAGATACCTTGCGCTTTTCCTGCTGCCGCTGCTTCGAATGCATCAGAAACAACCATTGGGATACCCCAAATCTTACCTAATTCACCTGTTAAGATAGTAGCTTTTTCTCCATACTTATCAGATGTGATAACATTAGCATCATCAACTAAACCATAGTATGCTGCTTGAGACAAGAACAATACTAAGTCTGAAGGATTATGTCCCCACGGACCCATAGCAGTACGTGCCGTATGTACGTTAGTAGAAGTAATAGTAGCAGTAGTACTAGATGAAGATACTGTACCACCAGTGTGACCACCAGCAAATTCTTCAAGCTCTGTAAACGGAGCTGCAATACCAGTACCTAAGATAGACTTATCTGAAGTGCGAGCCATACGACGAACAATTGCATCACTTACGATTCCTGCAATTGGAAGCAATGTATCTTCTTCCTCTTCATAACCAACATACTCACGAGTAGCTAGTTTATATGCAGTCAAAGCAACATCTCTTAATAGGTGCTTTTTAATTACACCTGAAGAAAGGTCATTAAATGCTGTACCAATCTCAGTACCATCATTAAAGGTATCTTGATCAGCGGCATCAACCCATGTAGCATCAGAACCGGCATCTGGATTTGAAGGGAAGTGCATAATACGTGCATTCATTTGCATAGTATTAAATACTGACTCAACAACAACACGATTTTGCATTTCTGTAAACATGTTCGCATTCCAAGTTGTTTCCCAGCTAGCATCGTCACCATTGATACGATTAGCAGAAGCTTTTTCGATTAATTGCTTACCGACTTCAGTTTGATCAATTGACTTACCTAAGATTTTTGATGTAATAAATACACTTGTTAACTCATCTTTAGAAGGCGCATTTGACCCAACTTCAGAGAATTGCATCTTAGAGTTCTGCATAGCAGCCATCTCTTCTTTAGCAGATTTAAGCTCGTCTGACATTTCAGAGATAGCTTTAGAGTAGTTATCCCCCTCTGTTTTAATTTTAGCTTCCAAAGCCTCGGCAGTTTTCTCTGCAGCGGTTTTACCCATTTCAATTGATTTAAGTGTAGCTTCTGCTGCAGACTTTTCAGCCTTCTCAGCAACTTCAGCTTTGTATGAGTCTAATGCTGCAGTTGCAGATTTAGCCATCATAGCTTCTAGTTCTTTCTTATCCATATTAATTTCCTTAAGAATGTTATCCTGAGAAGGTTCCTTCTCTTCCTTTTGTAATTCCTCTTTTACTTCTTCTACTTCTTTANCGAATGATTTCTTAAAAGAGTTGTACTCTTCTACATCCGAAAAAGACTTAGCTAAAGAAAAAGTTGAATCTTGATTAGCGGGAACAGATACAACACTAATTTCATACAAAGATAAATCTTTGATATAGAACGTATCATCTTCCTTCTCGTAGTCCGCATCTTTGATGCTAAAACCAACACTAAATGTTTTTAAAACTCCGTCTTTGATTAAGTTATACACTTCACCTGCAGCTTTACTAATTTCTGCAACAATTTCCAGTCCCTTGTCAGTTACATTGTAATCAACAGTGGTACCTACTGGGCGCGAATAGTCGTGGAAAGCAAGGATAATAGGGTTTTTTAGATAATCATCCATACCACCCTTTGTCCAAGCCTCTTTAACGATTACATCGCCAGTGCGGTCTTTGGAAACTGTATTTGCATAACCTTTGATTGTTAGAGTTTCAGACTTACCGTCTTTCTCTACCACATCAAATAATGAGTTAATTTCAAACTTTTTATTCATCATTTTCCTCGTTTCCCTGAGGTCTTCCGCCCTCAGAAGGGTTGCTTGCGCTTCCTGCAATGTTTGCTGGAATACGCACATCATCATGACCTTCTATCTTTTCTAATCTTAATGCCTCTCTAGCTTCATTAGGAGTAAGAATACCCCCATTAACTAAAGTGCTGTAGTATCTTGCTTTATCGTCTAGCTCTGGCTGTAAAGGCGAGAGCTCTTCTAGTGCTGCTGCAAGGTCATAACCAAAATATCGCTCTAGCCCGCTAATTAGTTTCCTAACTAAAGGTAGAACAGTTTCTTGATACATTAATTTCTGGTTGGGTCTAATGTTAGCATTATTGCCACCATCCATTAAAATTGGTGGGATTCCTATAACTTTTAGAATGGTATTTTCTAAGTTAGTTACTGAATCCTCAAAATCTAATTTCTTAAAGTCCACATTAGAGATACTGTCTATCTCAATTCCTCCGTCTAGAACTAAAGGTCTACGACCTCCGCTCTTAGGGTTGTACTTCTGTGCCCATGAGTTAATAAGTCTATCTTTAACTTTAGCACTAAGAGTATTAGGTGTCTTTAATACAAGCCCAGGTACCGCTCCATTCTTGAAGAAGTTTGCCTGAAAGGCTTTCATATTGTATAATAAGTTTATACTATCTGTAGCTGATTTAAGTCTTGACTTACCTCTGTAAATCGACTCAGCTGCGTTATCCTGAATATGGATAATCTCATCTGGCTTATACTTAGTACCATTATAATCATACCCTTTGATAAAAGTTTTCTTATCTGGGTGGATTGTAACATTCTCTGCAGGTAAGTGATATAAACTTGCGCCATCAAAGTATATAAAAGCATTTCCATCCATCAGCATATCTAAAAATATGTTGCGTCTAAACGCATCTGCAGTCTGGTACGCGTTAGGGTTCCTATTGAGAAGACTAACGAGCTTTTTATGCCTTATAGTAGCTATTCCAGGAAACGCTTCTTTATCCCCAACATCTACGTTGATTTGTGAAGCTGCATCAACAATCATGTTAACGCCTCTGTTTACTACTTCTAATCTATCATACGCTCTTTGGTAAGTAATTACAGGAGCTAACGACCCCTGACTTCCTTGAGCTGCCGCTATCTGCGGTTGTGACGGATTCAGTTTCTGAACCCAGTTTCTAAATAATCCCATATTCTTTTACTCTTCTTTTTTCTACCCAGCGTTGTTGCTTGGGGCCAGTGACTAAAGCAGGCTTCTTGCCATATATGCTGTGGAGCTTTAAATGATGTTTGTGACAGAGAGTAACTGTGTCATCATAAATTTCTTTATGGTGTGCCTCAATAAACTCATCCCTCATATCCATCATATCTTCCGCAGTCGATATAACTAGTTTCTTCTCTTTAATCCACTTATTAAGAAGTTCCGTCACACTTAAAAAGTGATGAAAGTCCAAAGACTCGTTTCCACCACAGATGTAACATTCCTCATCCTTTACATAAGCAGACTTTGCACGGTCTCTTATGTATTTAATCTTATCGCGTTTAAGTTCACTCATAGGTTGATTTCTTAAAATTTCTCTATATATGGGCAATTATATCAAATTC